GCCGATGTACAGATAGCCGCACCTGCCGAAGAACAAGAGGATAAGGCTGAGGTTCACGAAACAGAGGGTCGAGGGAAGCCTCTCATCCCTCCTAAAAAGATTAAAGATTCTGAATGGTGGGCTAAGCAAGAAAAAGAAAAAGTGCTTGTCAAGGGCTTACAGTTAGTAGAAAAGTTGCTCAAAAGCGGAGCAGGTGCCGTAGGTCAATCAAGTAGTGGTACTAAGGGATTAGGTATTGACTACGCTACCCCTATAGAATCACCTATGGGACCTACTAACTTACATGACAAGAAGACAATGCCTGATTATGATGTTAGGGATATGGAAGAAGATTCTTCTATAGATGAAGAAACTGAGGCAAAAGACAAGCCTAAACACATGACTGTGCCTACAGATAAGGGTGTTTTGGAAATAACAGAGGACTCTGCTGTTTTCCGTACTTAGTTAAATAGTATGAGTGTCGTCTATAGAAACGATGACAGCCAGTTCGATGCTGAGAACCTCTCCGGTTACTCACAATGGTAGCATCAATTTAATCAAGGCTGATAATGACTTGGTAATCGCTGGATACGCATCTGTTGAGATGGTAGATAAGCAAGGAGATTTGATTACCAGAGGTGCCTTGAAAAATGCTTTTGGCGACTTCATGAAAGCAGACGGCTACCGAAATGTACAACTTGCTCACTCAAACATACAAGTTGGAAGTGTTATTCCATCTTACACTGACTCTGATGGTAGAGTTTGGAAATCCGGTGTCGATGATGCTGGTATGTTCGTAGTCATTAAACTACGAGATGACATAGAAAAGGCAAGAGAAGTTGCCAAAGAGATTCGCAAAGGAGCCCTTAGAGGTTTCAGTATTGGAGGACAAGCATTCAAGAGAATGCGAAAGAGTGACCAACAACATGGTGACTATACAGAAATCTCCAAACTGGAACTACATGAGGTCACCATTTGTGAAAAAGGTATTAACCCGGAGGCGACATTCCGTATATTGAAGGAGGATATTGATATGACAGAAACAGATGCAATGGCAGAATTGTCAAGTGTGTTGGACAGACTAAATGGCCGCCTAGACGCAATGGAGAAGGGCGAAATGCCAGCAGGTCTTAAAGAACACATGGAAGACAAAAAAGACGATAAAGACGAAAAAGACGAGGCGAAAGAAATGGCTGATAAAGATGAAGAAGAGAAAATGTACGGCGCTGACCACAAAGGCGAACATGACGGAATGGCAAAAGGAGAATACTCCGATGTTATTTCTAGTGAATACCTAAACTGGATGGAAAACACCTTGAAATCACAAGGTGTCGACATTAGCGGTGCAAGAAACCACTTTGATGGAATCTCTAAGGCTAATCTAGGTAGCACACCAGAACAAATTGGTGACGGTGCTGATTACTTCGCTGGACAAGTAAAGGGTCGAGCCCAAGAAGGTGGCTCTCCTTCTACTAACGCAGTCGGTAAAATTAACTCCGGTGGCGGTGGAACAGTAGCAAAAGGATACTTGCACCCAAGTGCAGTCTCTCCTACTGATGTAGAAGCAGCCTACGAAGTTTACAAAGCAGCGGCTCTTGAAGAACAATTCAAGCACAACCTAAGCGGCGTATTCGCTGACAGACTAAACAAAGAACTTACTCAAGAAGCACAAGCAAGAGAAGCCGCTTCCTTTGACGCAAGAACACCTCTTGCTAACATCGAAAAGGCTCTGTCTGACTTGAGCAACAGAATCGATAACATTTCAAGCGCTGCCCCAGAATCAACAATTCGTAAGAGCAGTGATATGGCTAATGTAGAAATCCCATCTACTGAGGCACTTGGAAGCATGAGTTGGGATGAAGTTCACCGACTCGCAGGGAGTGTATTTACCAACTAAGGAGGAATATGAATGGCAAGAAATTATATGAGAACAGTAAATGATATGGAGCGCTACTACTACGGTGCTGGACAAAGCATGGGATATTCCTACACAGGTTCAGAACTATTGAAAGCAGATGCTCCTCTATTGAGCACAACAGCAGGAACATACCAAGCAATCTACGGTAGAAAAGTATGGAGTCAGTTGAACCAAGAGTTCAACGCTTTCTCTATCCTACCTAAGAAGCCATGGGACAGAAGTGGATGGCGTGTAGTAACCGCTAAGCCTTCTGCTACCGTTGGCGGTGGAATTGCAGAGAACGGTACTCTACCTGAAACTCAAAAGCCAACTTTCCAAAATGTTGCAGCAAAGCCAAAAACCGTTGCTCACTCATTCGACATGTCTGAAGTAGCAATCTTCCTTAACGACAAGGATGACGGTCTAGGTGACATTCGCTCAGTATTGAAAGAAGAAATGGGCAAGCACCACGCAGAGATGATTAACAAGATGCTACTTAGAGACGCTGACAACCCAGCAGGTAATGATATCGAGTCACTTGACCGTGTCACCGCTGGTCACGCTGGTGGTCTAACTACCAGTACAAGTGCAATTGCAGACGCAACAGGTCACCTCAGCGCAGCAACTGACTTAGATATCTATTCAATAGACCGTGAGGCTAACGCATCATGGGCTAACGCTGAGATGTCAGTTAACGGTGTTGCTGGTACCCCTACCAACAGAACTCTATCTCTCGACCACTTTGATGAACTATTCAGAAAGATTTGGCAGAGAGGTGGAAATCCAAAGGTTATGCTAACTGGATATGATACTTTAATGAGACTTCAACAACTACTACAAAGCCAACAAAGATTCATGGAAGAAAAGAGAGTAGTCCCAACTTACAACGGTGTTAAAGGTGTACCGGGTATGGAAGCAGGTTTCATTGTAGCAACTTACAATGGCGTACCTATCATTCCATCCAAGGATGTCGAAGCAGACGGAATTAGCAGAGTTTACATGCTAGATACTGACTACCTATACTACAGTACTGCTAAGCCTACACAATACTTTGAGTCCGGTATCGAGACTGGTGACCCATTCGCAATCAACAGATTGGGTCAGGAAGGTCTTTACCGAACCATGGGTGAGATATGGACAACTTTCTTTGGAGGTCAAGGTTCTATTCGTGACCTACAATGAGGATAACATGGAGAATAAAATATTAGGAGATGATTAAATATGGCAGCAATAACATTAACAAAAAAATCAGGAGACGCAGGTGTATACGAAAACTTATTTGAGTTGGAATTATATGCAGGAACACTAGGTAGTGATACAAACTGGCTAGATGGAAACTCAGGTGGTTCTTATCCGGGTTCACTAACAGGCTTTAACGCATCTAACTCAGATGGAAAAGCGGCACCGGGACTTAAACTAGCATGTTTCCAAGTAACTACAGTAATGGCAACAGGTGATGTCGCAACTATTGGCGGTGGAGCAAGTAAGATACACGCAGTAATATGTGGTTCTAACGGAGGATTAGCAGGTGTCGGTGCAGTAATTAGCACAGAGACAAACACTAACGACTCGTTAACATTTACCGCAGGTGGTACACCAGTAGTTCCTATGAATTTGTGGGTAATCTGTTCTTGAGGTGAGGAAACTTGCCCAAGATAACCTACATAGGTTCTAACCCTTATCTCAAATTGCGAGACGACACAGAAATGCATCGTGGCGAAGTTAGAGAAGTTTCCCAAGAGTGGCTGAACAAATACAGACACTGGGCAAGACAAAAGGGTCCTAAGAATCTACTCATAGAAGGCGACGAAGGTGTCACAGTAGACGAAGGAAACGACGGATTACCTGACGAAGGTTGGACTAAGAAGGATATCACAGGATGGCTAAAAGAGAAAGGAGTATCTATCAAAGGTTATGCTACTAAAGCAAAACTCTTGGACAAGGTAAAGACCACCCTCAATCCACCGGCACCAGAGCCAGTGGTTGAGGAGGTCGCTCCTGAACCTGTAGCAGAAGAAGTCGTAGAAGAGACTATAACAGAGGACCCTATCGTAGAAACAGACGGAGTTGAAGAATAATGGCATTTACAATAGATGAAAGACCCACAGTAATTGGAAATAAAATAATTATTACAGGAACATATACAGCGGGAGGCGCACAAATAATTGAATTAGATGGCCTATTATCAAATATTGATTTTTGTGCTGTTCAGTTGACAGCACTCGGCGCTAGACAACATGTATTAATTCCCGACGGAGAAGCAGGAATTATTGACGGTGGCGGTGGCGGCAACGAAAATAACGACGATTTTGTTCAAATTTACATACAGGATATGGCTATAAAAAATGTATCGTCATCTCCAACTACCTTTTTAATTACAAGTCAAATGAAGAATGCGCCGGTTGTTGGTGGATTGTGGATGGTTATCGGTACCCGCTGATTAGGCGGTGATTTAATTGGCTAAAACATGCACAATACTCGGTCCTTACGCACAGGCAGACTTTAACGACTCTACTAAGAGAGCCGCTATACAAAGTGCGATTGTAGCGGCATTTGGTACATCAAGTGAGACTCCTGTGTCAGCAGACCCGCATGTAATACTTGGTAACATCTACATATTCGTAACCACTTCTTGAGGTGGTTAAGTGGAATCCTTTGGTAACCTTGGTCTTGATGACATACAGCGCTTGCAGAAGCGTGGCATCAGGCTAGACGAGTCTTACGGCGCTTCGGTTAAAACCAACGAAGAAAACCCACTTGCTGGGTTTACTATGAAGCAGCGTAACCGTAACAAGAATGCTGGCGATGTCCTGAACATTGGTAGCGGCACACGATGCAAAAGTTGCGGTATGCTTTACTTCTGTTGGGTCGATAAGTGTAGGACTTGTGGCAAGCAGATGGAATTCAATCTGGGAGTGAAAGAGCAGTAGATTTAATCATGTATCGTGTCATGGCTTAGTTAAGGGGATGACAGATGCCTGTAGTATTTTCACCCGGAGAGCCTGAAACACGCCCTCTTGACCCTGATGCAATAGTCTACACCACTCCACAAAAAGTTGCAGACTTGCTTGGCATCGGTCCTAGTGAAGCAGTATTGATGTCTGCTAATGCAGAAGCAAATGCAGTGTTTGTGACAGGTGGAGATTATAGAAACATTGGGTTTTCAGTTGGAGATACAATATTAATTTACAGCGATGCTGACCCAATGGGTCAAGAACACGCCATCACAGCAATCACAACATCTGCAAGCGGTGTCAAATTAGCATTTTCAGCATCTATAAATCCGGGTCTTTACGAGACAGCAGACAACGCTTATGTCCAAAACCAAGCCTCGTTTACTAACGGTAAGACTCGTGGTATGAAGAAGTCTACTGTCGAAACAAGAATCAAAGAAGTCCAAGACCGTATTGACAACATTACTCATAATGCTTGGAGACCTTATTTAGTCTCAGCAGAATACCTGAATTTTGATACTTACAAACCTTACAGGCGTAGATACTTTACTGATTATGTAGGAACTACCCCTCTGTTGTTTAGGAATGTTCAACAAATGCTGAGGATTGAATTATGGCAAGGTGAAGACTATAAGGAGATATGTGGAGCAGAAGTTAGATTAAAATTTGACGATGTTTCTTCTTTAACAGATAGAAAAATAGCACTTGGATTACAGAACGGCCACGGTGCTGTTTTACAGGCTGGTACTGGCTCAACTACTGGCTCAACTCAATGGCGTGGTGAGTTTGATGGTCTTTCAACTGCACAAAGTTTTGCTGATTTGATTAACAAAGAAGACAGGGTTTCTAAGACCGCTGTTAATTTTCTCGGAGACCAAGCCGACACAACTACTACATTTACATTAGAAGGTAGCACGAGTCCCGTTGCTGTTCATAACGAGTTCTTAGCATCCGCTAACGCTGATTATGGAACAGGGGTTGTTAAGTTGACATCAATGCGTTTAGCAAAGGCTGGAGAAAAATGCAGCATTGCTCTCAATACTGATGATGTAGATATTGAACAATCAACACTCGCTACTGCAACTACTACAGGAGTATATGCCTCTGATGTGATTAATGTTGATTCTACAGAGGGCTTCCTTGAATCAGGAGTGGGTTCAGTAGGAGGTACTACAGCAGACTTAAGAGCAATTTTTAGTTATACTGGTAAAAGTGCCACACAGTTTACTGGAGTTAAAACAATAGCGGCCACTCCTAGCGGAGGCCTACCTGCTACTAACATAGGTACATCTGTCAAACAGCACCAGTTCAAACTTGATTTACAGGGTGGTTCTAGCAGTGGTGATAATGCGAGACTCCGTGATTGGTGGATTGACCACGAAATGGGCATAATTTATTTCAATAACTCTTATCCTTTCTTTGAACACAACTCTGTCAAGGTATCTTACATCTATGGCGAAAGGTATCTTGAGAAGGCTATAGAAGAGGCTGCTACTAAGATGGTAGCGGCTGATTTGTTACTATCAGATGACCGCAGCGTCTTGATACCAGAGGGCTCGCAAAATGTTGACTTGGGTTCTAAGATTCAATTGTTTAGAAAAGAAGCAGAAGA